TTGTTTGTTATACCTTAAGCATAGCAGGGGGGTCTGACAAATAGCAACTTATAAATGGGTATAATTCGGACATTGTGTTGTAAGTCACAAAATAATCGTGTGAGATACATCACAAAACACCCTGAAAGATGGGCGCACTATCCGAAATGTCCGTTTTGCCCAAATACTGTATCATACATGTAAAAAATATATTAACATTTTCATATATCCTAAAAAGCAGTCAACTAGAATATAGGGCGGTGTATAATAAGAACATGGAACCATATGCATCTATAGTTAAGAAACAGCTTGCTCAAATATTAGAAAAAGAACCTAATGCGGTACTAATTGAGAAGAACATTGTTGTATTAAAAAACTGGCTATCAGATGATCTATGCGATAGGCTTGTAAATCATGTAGAATCTTTTGGAGAAGATATTTGGTGGGACAAAAACAAGCGAGAATGGTGGCATGGGAAATTCTTCTTTGTAGAAGATAAAGACTTAGATGCAGAGCTAAAACATATGCGTATAAGGCTACAGGAGCTGTTTAGACAGGAGCTCTGGGTAGAAAGTATGAACTCTGTTCATAGAATGACTAAAGGCCAGTCTATGTTCCTACATGCGGACAATTTGGTGGAATCCCTAGGGATGGATAATAAATGCGTATTTGGTGTTACTCACTATATAAGCAATTTTGACGGTGGTGAAATATCTTATCCAAATATTGGATTTCAATATAAACCAGAAAAAGGCGATTTGCTGTTACATCCTGGATGGGAAGAATATGCACACTATACAGAAAATGTAAGAGGCGATAGAATCAGATACATTGTAGCTGGATTTGCATCACTTCCTGAAGCTGAGGAATTAAGAAAAAATGATCAGCTATATGAAGGCATAGATTCAATTAAAATGTCTAGTGCTGTAAATGGAATATTTGGGGAAGATGATTTGCCTGAAGGATTTTACACAACTCCACATAAATATTTATAGAACTCTTGACTTTGTAAAATAAAAAATGCTACACTAAGTTTGCTTTGTGGGGGCTTACCCTGAAACTCAATATGTACCAGATAACATCTGAGAATATCGTTTTAGGAGTGCTTCTCTATCTTTCCAAAAAGAAAAAATTTGGGGGGTAGGGGGGCTTTCCTAAAATCTAATATCCCCAGATAAAGTATTAAAAGATATAAGACAAATAGGTGATAAATGTGTGTAGAGAATGTGGAAGCTGTACAAAGCAACATAGTAGAACGATAGATGATTCTATGGATCAGGTCCTAGATTCAATTTTTAAAAAAACGGGGATAGAACAGTGAAGACTCTTTTGGCTATAGCCATAGTAACTGTAATTACTTTTATCCTTGGTATCATATATCAGATAATAGGCTAATATAAGGGCCTATAGCTTAATCTGGTTAAAGCAATTGTCTTATATGCAATCGACTTTGGGTTCAAATCCCAATAGGCCTACAAAGGAGTAGAATATGGATCAAATAAGAGTGCCAGATGAATGGCCAAGAAAGAAGAAGATCAGATTTATTGGTTTATGTTTCTTTGTTCTAGCTATTTTCCTCTTTTTTAATATATAGGCCTACTTGGTTTCACGTGAAACATAGTTAATAAACATCTTGAACGTAATTGGAGTATAATACTAATATGCTAGCTTATGATGTTCCTCTTTCGACCCTCCTTTTTATTATGTGGGCAGGTATTATAGTAGAGCATAAAATAGGGTCTGAGGAACAACGTCTAGCTAATATGGAGTATTTGAGAAGTTTATACGAAGATGAAAATGATGGTCTCTAATTTTCGGCTCACTTTTCGCCGCACTTTTTAGCAATCAATAAGGAGATATATTATGTCTATAGAAGTTGAAATATACAACGATAAAGTTTTTTATTTTAAAAATGCAATACCTAATTCTGATGAAATTATCAAGTATATAGAATCTAATTCCAGTGATATTATTACTGATTGGCTCCCTTGGGGTGATCAGTATGCGTTTTCATTAGAGCAGAAAAGAGACTGGGGTGAGTCAGGAATTCTACCAGAAGATTTTGGTTTAGCTAAATGTATATATGACCCGTCCTTATTTGATTTAAGTAAAAAAAATGTTGAAAGTCATTGGGTTTTTGAATCTATTAATAACGCTATTGTAGAATGCTCAAATCAATATATAAAGCTTTTAGGAATAGATGTTGCTTTAAACCCTAGAATTCCACCGTCTGGATACGTTATTGGTAGATACAACTCTATGCAATCTAGGGGAGTCCATATGGATTGTGCTTATGATGATTTAGAGCACTCTTTTGTGATATACTATAACGATAACTATACTGACGGATATTTAAATTTTCCAAATTATAATTTACAGATAAAGCCAGAGCCTGGAAGCATAGTAATGTTTAAATCTTCAGATCTAGATAATGAACACGAAGCAGTTCCTAATATAGGTATTAAATACATAACTCCACATTTTTGGAGAATGGGTCCATCTCAAGGGTTTGTACCTTATGGATCGCAAAAGGTTGAGGTTCCAGAAAATGTGACTAATGATTTTTACAATTTAGAATCGGTAGAAATAAAGAAAAGGGAGATCTTTGGTGAATAAGATTGATATTGATGAAAATATCATATACATAGAAGACTTTATATCTAAAGAAGATTTAGCCCTATTTATGAATGAAATAAATAGCAACTCACATATTGAAGATTATCAACATTCAGTTCATCTTACCCTTAAGGTTGGCTCTAATAAAGAAATTGTGGATCTTTGGTTTGATTATATTGAAAAGTTAAAAGCCATGCTAGAGTCTGATAATAGAAAAATTAGAATCCCTTCTACTGGCGAAATAGATTTTACAAAATATAGAGACAAGCCTATATTAATTGATGATGATCCAAACGATAAATACTTAATGCAACCTCATCAAGATGATGCTTCCTATGACTGGAAAGAAGATGAAAAGGGACCCACTTTTGTATCCCACGGAATTGTTATTTTTATTACTGATGATTTTGATGGCGGAGAGATAGTGTACGTTAATAAAGATATATCAATTAAGCCAAAAGCTGGCTCTTTGCTTGTTCACCCTGGAAATATTGATTATGCTCACGCGGTTAATAGATTTTACAATGGAGAAAGAATAGTTTATGCAGCTTTTGTGCATGAAGACCGAAAATAAAAACCCCAATCAGAGGCGGATCCGATTGGGGTTAAGCACTTACGTGCATACGTAAGGAGTTTTATCTCGACCTACGTAATTTTATTTTTATTCGCTTCATATTAAAGAATTTAATAAAAAGATTTTCTACTCTACACTCAAAACATTTACAAGTAGACGGAACTTGATTGTCCATTCTAAAGTATGGACTGTTCATTACTTTTTGAAAATGTTTAGGTGACATAAACTAATTATATCACTATTCGTATTTTATAATGTCATTTTCGTCAAGCTTGTTGTAAATTTCGCTCATATAGTAAATCATTGCTGGATTTGCTTCTTGAGTTTTTGCTTCTACTTCTTCTTCAGTCATTCCAGACATTAGTGCCATTTTTGTATTTATTGATTCATATACAGCAACCATAAGTTGCACTACAGATTCTTTATCTTTATTCATCTTTTCCGTCTTCCGCTCTAAATGCTGGGGATGGTCCCAGCAAAAATCCATCTTCATGATATTTTACCATTTTTTCAATCTCATTGCTACCTACAGTTCCTTTAGCTATTAAGCATAATACGTCATATATTCTATGCAGCATTATGTAATTAACCATTGGAAGGTTATCTTCTAAGTTATTACTCGGCTTGTCCATCTTTTACTTTCATATCTTCAAGCAACTCATCAATAGTGACCAGCCCTCTAGATTTAGCTTCCTCAGCATATTCTTTAACTACAAGAAGAGCTCTTTCTGCAAGAAGCAATCCAGGCATATGTATGCATGGAATATTCCTTGCAACCTTAGCCCTTAAAGCCTCATCAAATTCATTTTTTAGTGGCATTTTTTAAACCTTCTAACATTTTTGAGTATACAGCGCTACCAATATAGCTTTTATACTGGCAAGAAAGACAGTATAAGAATATTTCTTCTTTATCGTCTTGGTTTGAAAAAAGAAGACCTTGGTCTAATGGGCAAACCATCTCTGACACAAGGCCTTCTCTTGACAGAGCTAAATACTGAGACACTAATTGTATCTTAATATTAACTCCTAACTAACTTTTAGATGGAAACTTGTCCAACCACTCTTTTGTTCGAGGAGTTAAACCTTTCCATGACGACCAATCTTGACCGCCATTGGTCATATAATACGTTATCTCTGCGTTGATTGCTGGATCAAATAACGAGTAGTTACTATCCAGTTTGAATTTTTCTTTACGATCATCACCTAGGTTTCCCAACATGTTGATCTGAAAAACTCCATAGGAGCTGTCTCCAGTCCTACTGTTGCCGTTATAAGCCATTGGGCGTCCGTTAGACTCCTTTTTAGCTACAGCCCACGCCATTTTAAGGGCGCTACCCTCAAAGCCTACAGCCTTGAGAAGTTCAACCAATTCTTTATCTGTTAAAGACTCAGATGGTTTCCACACAGTATTGCTAAATTGCTTCAGCTTTTCCTTGTTAAGTTGTGCTTCGGTTTTTACAACTGGTTTTACAACCAGAGCAGATGCTGGTTGAATCATTTCTGGTTGACCAGTAAATAAAAACAATACAGCTACTGTTATTGCAACATAGTGATGTAATACATCGCTAAGTTTTTCTTTTATATTCTCCATAGGCATTTCCTCCAATAGAGATAACGAACTATAAGAATACCATTACTTATTGTTATATGTCAACCTAAAAATAGCAATTTGTATATTGTAGTTAACTAATAAACAGTTAGTTTTTCTTATTTTTTATTAAACGCTTCCCTTCTATAAAGAACTTTGGTAGAATAAGACTCTTACTAAAAATTATGTGCCGTTGGGCGGAAAAGAGACAAAATGACAAAAATACAAAACTTTAAACAATCCTCAGACTACTTTGATGAGAAGCCAATGGTATTACTTGAGCCAAATTCAGACAGTGCTTTAATAGAGAACCCCTATGAAAATTTTATAGCTATTTCTAGATATGCTAGATGGATACCAGATTTAAATAGAAGAGAAACATGGAAAGAAACTGTAGATAGATATTTTTCCTTTATGCTAAACAACCTAAAAGAAAATTTTGATTATACTCCAGATGAAGTACTACTTTCAAATCTTAAAGATGCTGTATATAAGAGAAATGTAATGCCTTCTATGAGAGCTGTTATGACTTCTGGTCCCGCCCTAGAAAGAGATAACGTTGCTGGATACAATTGTTCGTATTTGCCAGTTGATCACCCAAGAGCATTTGACGAAACTATGTATATATTGATGTGTGGCTCTGGAGTTGGTTTCTCAGTAGAATATAAGTACATTAATAAGCTTCCTTCAATCCCTCAAACTTTGGAAAAAGTTTCTGATGTTATTGTTGTAGAAGATTCTAAAACTGGGTGGGCAACAGCGTATAAATTGCTTTTGAAAAATCTATGGGACGGAAAGATTCCATCTTTTGATGTTACAAAAGTTAGACCAGCAGGAGCCAGACTTAAAACTATGGGCGGTAGATCATCTGGTCCTCAGCCACTAGTTAACCTATTCGATTTTACAATTGCAAAATTTAAAAATGCAGCAGGAAGACAACTTAAGCCAATTGAAGCTCATGACATAATGTGCAAGATCGGTGAGGTTGTTGTTGTTGGAGGAGTTCGCAGATCAGCTATGATTTCTCTATCAAACATTAATGATATAGAGATGGCACAAGCAAAATCTGGAAATTGGTGGGAAAATAATCCTCAACGTGCTCTTTCAAATAATTCTGTAGCATATTCTAGAAAGCCAGATATGGAGCAGTTTATTTCTGAATGGAAATCGCTATACGATTCAAAATCTGGAGAGCGAGGAATCTATAATGTTGCAGCAGCACAAAAACAAGCTGCATTGAGCGGGAGAGACCCAGAGATACACTATGGAACTAATCCCTGCTCAGAAATCATATTAAGGCCAAATCAGTTCTGTAACTTATCAGAAGTTGTTATTCGTGAAGATGATAATGAAGAGTCTGTTTCTCTAAAGGTTGAGCTTGCTTCAGTTCTTGGAACATGGCAATCAACATTGACAAACTTTAAGTACATCAGAGAAGTTTGGAAAAAGAATACAGAAGAAGAAAGACTTCTTGGCGTATCGCTAACTGGACAGTTTGGAAACTCTTATTTTTCTGGTAAGTACCAGGCACACAAGCCAGAAGGTTATACATGCAGATATAGCTGCCCAGGAAATTGTGAAAATAAAGATCATATTAAAGAAGATGATCATTTACGTCTTGAGCATGCTCTACAAAGGCTTAAGGTCAGAGCTAAGGAAGCAAATGTCAAGGAAGCCTCAAATATAGGAATTAACCCATCAGCTTCAGTTACATGTGTAAAGCCTTCTGGAACAGTTTCTCAGCTTACTGGAGTTTCTTCTGGCATGCACCCCTGGCATTCTGAGTATTACATTAGAACTGTTCGTGGATCTAAGGGAGATCCTATTTCAATTTTTCTTAAAGAGATTGGGATTCCAGTAGAAGACGATGTTATGAAGCCTAATGAAACTTATGTTTTTTCTTTTCCAGTAAAAGCACCATCTGGAGCAACATTAAGAAAAGACCTGACTGCTATAGAGCACTTGGAGCTTTGGATGATTTATCAGAAGGCTTGGTGTGACCATAAGCCATCTATTACAGTTTCTGTTAAGGATGATGAATGGATGGAAGTTGGTTCTTGGGTTTACAAAAATTTTGATGACCTTTCTGGAATTTCTTTCCTTCCATATTCTGATCATTCTTATAAGCAAGCTCCGTACCAAGAAGTTAGCAAAGAAGAATACGAAGACTTGGTAGGAAAAATGCCTAAAAGTATTAGATGGGAAGATTTATCTTTCTACGAGTTAGAAGATGGTACTTCCATAAATGCAACGCTTGCCTGTAGTTCTGATGGCAATTGCGAATTAGTAGATATTAGCGCATAGTGGTATAATAACAATATGGATAAAATTAATTTTAAAGAGATTTACCCAAAAATACATGTATACAGCGATGTTTTTGAAGATGTAGATAAAGTGTTAGATTATTTAAAAGAAACTGAAGATAAAACTGAAGATACTGCATTTGGTCCGTGGAGAGACTGGTACGGGTTTGGAAGACATTCTCTTTATTCACAGATTGCTGATGTAAAAAATGATAAAGAAATGTATATTGTAAAATCAACAGTTGATGCTTTTAAAAAAGTTTCAGATCATTATATTAAACATCACAATTTTTCAATTACTGAAAATGAAACTGTTTTGGACAGAAACAAAGAAAGTTTACCTCTATGGCAATACCCAGCTCCAGGATTTGCTAAATACTGGAAAGATTCTGGAGCCGATATAGACTCAAACCAAGCTATGAATTTTCATACAGATTTTGATTACAGTTTATTAAAAAATGACGGGTACAAGTTTTGCGTGACAGGCGTTACATATTTAAATGAAGATTATGATGGTGGAGAAATAGAGTTTTTTGTAGGTGGAAATTTCTTTAAATATAAACCACAAAAAGGTGAAATTGTTATTTTCCCATCTGGGAATCCAAATTTTTTAACAGAAAATAATGAACAATATTTCCATTCTGCAAAAGTTGTAAAGAATGGCGAAAAATATTTAATAAGGCAATATTGCATGAGATATGAGGTTGTTTTAGATGACTGGAAAAAAGAATGGGATGATAATATCGATTCCCTTGGACTTGAAGGAACCTTAAAATTCTATAGAGGTCAGCACCAGAACCCTGTTGGAGATTCGCGTCGAGATATTCAAACTGCAAAACATATTGATATTTAAGCAATAGTGGTACAATTATAGAATTGGGCTAAGGCTCAAAATTCCTAGGCTTCCCGCCTAGAAATAAGGAGGATCAAAAATGGCAAAAGCTAAAGAAGATCTTAATGGAGATGGAAAGGTTACAAT